AACTTATTCACCTTCATTTGGATGGTCTGGTACATCCATTACAGACGCATTTCAAGCTCATATACCTGGAATTTTTGGTGGTGGTGGATTACCTCTTTGCACCTCTATTTTCCAATCAACGCCTCCGACTCAGTATACGCTCTCATCAACCAATGCAAACACGGTATTAAACCAAGATTTTACATTATCAACAGCTGGCTTGTATGGACCATCTCTGGCTATCTATTGCAATGTTTACTATAAAAATAATGGTGTATCACCAGTTTCACTGACACCTCTCTTTAATAGGGATTCAAAAACAGCGGGTGGTATTACTATTCAAATTTCTGGTGGTTGGATGGATTATACTTATTTTTAACCCCAGACCTAATGTCCCACGTCCTACTGACTTATTGGTCAATTTGGACCGAAAACCCTTTAGGTCCCATTTGTCAAGGGTGATAATTTTTAATGATTAAAGTAATCATTAAAAATTTATACAAATAAATACGAATAATATGGTATCTTAGCACCAGATAACTTAAACACCAATTTTAATCTTGATTCCCATACCATTAAGTTCTTGTAATAAATTTTTTGAAGAATATGGTATGTTGCATCTTTTAATATCGACCGAACCACAACAGTGACATTTTTTACTACTACTAGTCATACCCCCACAATCACCACACACATTTATTTCAAACGGGTCGCTATACAAGAACATCCGTTCGTTCAAGAACTTGGTTGCCCCATGAGCCAGCATACAATCTTTCTCCATCTCCCCAAACCTTAAACCTCCACCTTGAGAACGACCACAATTTGGTTGTCGGTGTAAGGTTGTCACTTGACCGTGAGACCGAGCATGCATTTTATCAGCCACCATATGCTTGAGTCGATGATAGTACACTGGACCCATAAAAATTTTACTTTTAATTTTCTTACCTGTGAAACCACAATACATATACTCTGATCCAGAATGGTTGAAACCATGCCTTGTTAGACTTTGACATAAATCGTTTAAAATAGTGCTTGAATTCTCCCTAAAAGGAAGACCATTTCTGTATTCTGGTTTGGGATCAACACAGTACAATTTACCCATAACAGTTGCTATAATTTGGTTTATGGTCATTCTTGACGGTATACAGTTTGGATTTATGATTATATCAGGAACCATGCCATCAGCCGTAAACAACATATCTTCCTGTGGATAAATCATACCACAAGTTCCCTTTTGTGCCATCCCCGAGCAGAACTTGTCTCCGATCTCGGGTAGACGTAGTTGTCCGATAACCACTTTAACTATCCTACAACCATCTTTTACGGTATCAATTATACGGTCAACAAAACCTTCTTCTCCCGCTTGGATAACAATACTGCTTTCTACCATCCTTTCCTCTTCGTTTTTATTTTTTATGGTTACTTTACCTATTACAACATCCCCCTTTTTAACTCTTTGTCTTCTTCGAACGACACCGTTTGATGCTAGTAAACCATAATTACAATCTCTGGTTTTAATTGAATCCAATGGCACAACTATCCTTTCTTCAACGATACCGTTTTTCTTTTCCTCGGCTGTATAAGTATTGTATGTGATGGATCCAAACAACCCTCTTTCAATCGATGCTTTGTTTAGGATAATACTATCCTCTTGATTGTACCCCGTATAACATGCTATAGCAACTATTGCGTTAATACCGTTTGGATAGTCGTTAAAGCCGTTGGCTTCTGCAATGTCTGTGGTCACAAGTGGTTTTTGAGGATAGTTTAGGGTATGTGAAACTGTTTCGGTTTTCAAATTGTGACATGGTACAAACCCTATGGCTTGTTTTACCATTGAGGTATAAAAACAGTTTCTAGCCGACTGAGTACGGTCAGAGAACGGTATTATTCCAGCGACTATACCCAACATACCACATGGGTGCATTTCCATAAATTTGTAAGGAATAGTGGGGTTGTCTACCAAATCTTTTGGTTCGATAGCCGTAGGGTGTGTTTGAACCTCGTTTATATCAACGTATTTTAATAATTGATTGTTCATAAAAAAATTAAATGTAGGTTCAATTGGACATTTAAATAGTCGAATATTGTCCAAATTAAAAACAGGTCTAATAAGCCTTCCAGGATCTGAAAAAATTTCAATAATTTGTAACTTGTGATTGACCACTATACTAATGTTTATACTGCTCAAAAAATTAATGGTGTGGATGGTGTCAACGTGACCAGTAAAGAATGGAGCACCATTAACAAAAATTGGATAACATCTCTCCTTGTTTTTAACCTTACAATCACATAAAACGTTAAATGTGGTTATCAGATCCATAATTTCGCATGTCGGTATACCTGTGGTGATATGAGCGAAGATGGCCATATTCAACACTATACCTACTCCTTTACCTTCGGGTGTTTCAACCGGGCACACCAAAAAAGCGCTAGAAGGGTGTATCTGTCGAATCTCTGATGTTTTAGCTTCTTTCCCATCCTTGCTCTCCGGTATGACGACACGTCTTAGACTGGAGTAGTTTGATATCATAGAGACTTTTGGGTTTACTACTTGTGACACCCCGGTTCTTATATAAGTGTTGCGTTGAACTCCCCAATATCCAGACGAAAAACTGTACAATATACCTGTTGTGATGCCCGAAGTTCTTAGAAAATTTGAAATGTCCGGCTTTCGATTACGGATTTGGAGTATACAATTTTTCTGAAATTTCTTGTACAACAGTCTAAATAGAAAGTAGTACAGTTCGCCCGCTGTTTCAACCCGTTTATGGTTGTAATCGTCCCTATTATCAACCTCTATTTTACCTGTAAGAGTTAAAAGAAACTTTTTAACCATAAAAAACAAGAGATCTGCCCTTTGTTTTTTGGTTGATGTTATCCCTAAATGAGGAAATAAATCCATATCTAAACTTTTTTTGATATCTTCAATGGTCAAAGTACCAGTTGTTTCTTCTTTGTCAGCGCTTACGCTCATATTTCTGAAAACTTTTACCAATGTTTCTTCTTCATCGCTTTCTGGTTCACTATCACTATTATTATTTTCTATTGAAAATTCTTCAACACAGTCATTTTTTATGGTATCAATATACTTGTAAAGTTCCTTGGGCACACCAAATAGATCGTGGAAATTTTTACCCATAGTTTGAGGGTCGAAACCCAAAGATTTGAAAATTATACCAACTGGGATATCTACTAGTTTTTTCTTTAGTTTGAGAGACACGACAATTTTATTCTTAATCATTTTGACTTGTACAGATGTAGAATGGAATGTTTCTTCACACATACTTCTCATCTCACAGATTAAAACATCTTCTTTTTGAGATGTGGATTTGACAAAACATAATGGTTTATTGTAAGCTTTTCGCACTTGGCCAATTAAAACACGTTCTTTTCCGTTTATAATAAAATAACCGCCTTTATCTGCTTCCGAATGACCATTAATTTTTTCATTTTCTTCGGGTGTAAAACATCTTAAATGACATACATCGGATAAAACCATAATTGGAATCTTGGCGATCGGCACTCGGTATTGTTCGTTGATATGTGGTGGCTTTCCTTCATTGTTTTCGATTGTTTCAATAATGTCAACACATACGTTACCTGTATAACTTAGATCTTTGTTGCGAGCTTCCTGTGGGTACAAATACCTAACGCTTCGATCTTCTTCTATAATGGTTGGTGGCTCCACACAAATGTTACTAAATTTTAGAGAATAGTTGTCATATTTGATCGATTCATAGTTGATGCTAGGCTCGTTGTGAATGATGGTTTTTAACCCTTTAGTCACGAACCAATTAAAAGTGTCGATTTGGTGCTTGACCAAACCATTAACTTTAAAATAGTCCCTTACAATGCTTAATCTATTTTGTTCTGATAGTATTTGTTCCATTATTTATTTTACAATTTTTTTATGGTTAAAATTCATTTTATGTTTTTCGAGTTCTGTTGTTGATGAGCTACTAGACAACAACAAGGGACTATGATCCACACCCCAAACAAAAAAAGTGGATTTTTAAAAAATTTTCTAAATGTTATTAAATAAAGGATGATTGCAGCATTCGATATGGGAATTAAAAATTTCGCATTCGCGGTTAAAAAAGGCGATGATTTTATACTTTTAAAGACCATTAGTTTGACGAATAAAATCGTCAAGAGCGATTTGAACCATTTAAAAAAAGATGAATTAAGTGAGATGATGTCTAACCTTAATATTTCTAAACCAGACAAAATTGTAAAAAAGGATATGGTTGACCTAATTTTAGTCAAAACTAAGAAAAGTAGCAAACCTGTGGATTTAGGCATTTCAATGTTTCAAATAATGGATGATTACAGCCACTATTGGAATGATTGTGATACTTTTTTGATAGAGAGACAAATGACCATTAATCTACAGGCTTTAAAACTTTCCCATTACCTTGAATCGTACCTTAAAATCCACTATCCAGAAAAGAAAATTTTAAACTATGATGCCTCCATGAAAACTAAGAAACTTGGAGCTGAAAAATTAAAGACTAAAAAAGACCGTAAGAAATGGACTATTGAATTTGCGTCTACCGTCTTAAGAGATGAAAATTTAGGGTACTATCAAGCTTTAAACAAGAAAGATGATATAGCGGATGTTGTATGTATGATTGAAGCCTATCAAAGTAAAAACAATTAATACTATTTTTAATGGTTTTTAAAAACCATTAAAAATTAAATTTTAGACGTTCCACCAAGCATACGCTGACCATTTGTAGATATTGGGTATTGTCTGAGTTGCCACATCTCTCCATTCCTCTTGTTCATCAACGACTGCATCAAGTCGGCACGGTGCTGAAGTGCAGAATTGTGGAACTCTTCGACTGCTAGTTGGTTATTGTTTCCCGAAAACATACAATTTTTAGGATCTTTCAGTCTACCAGTCGACTCACCGAAAGAATAAATATCTATTTTGTTTCTAGTTATGTAATTTGGTGCCCGAGCAGCATTAATATCGTCATAGTAAAATTTAGGCTGACCTAAAAGCTTATCGACGTAACCTCGTTGGGAGTCTGAATAACCGACCATCCTAGGGTCGTAAATCATACTTGGCTCATCGCCGGTAATATAATCTTTTTTATAAGGTAAATTGTTACCATGTTTTTGATTTTCGATAAACAATAAATCTTCACCGTTAGTAATGGACGTGTACACCTGTTTTTCTGGTACCGTCGAAACTCCATAATTCTGTAAAATTTGTGGTCTAGACAAGCACTCTTCCGATACGTCATACGGGCTGAGATAATTGTGGTCAGCAACAGCTTTTGGACAATTCTTCGTTTCAAAACCTTCTTTTATGAGTGGTTTGGACCATTTTCGACCACAATTACACACGCCTCTACATGTACAATCGTCAAGGGTTACGTAACCAGACAAAAACAATTCGTCTGATTTATGGTTGTTTGTGGCCGAATGAATCGTATAATTGTCTGTACCCCATTCGTACATATCCGCTATTGGTGGTATTATCATTGGAGCAATCAATGTTCTAGGGTTGACTCCACCAATTAAACGTCTCGTAGCTGTTTCGGTGGTTCCATTCGAGCTCAAAGCTTCACACCCACACCATCTGTTCATCCCTAAAAAACCATCGTTCTCGGTACACGTTGCAATGGTTGGTTTGGGTGTTGTATCATATCCTTCCGGTTTGTAACCATAAATCGATGCAATATTGTTATCGTAGTCGATAGGTTGATATGTCTCCATCTGAGAAGATAGTTTGTATGGACTAAATTCATCATTATTTAAATTGTTTATAAAACCAGCATACGATGGTATAAATTGCCTTCTTGTTTTTATTGTGTTTGGATGGTCGTGAAAACCTTCTTTTAAAACAAATTTTGATCGCCTCGTTTTGTCGTACAATAGTGTACCAAACATGACGCTCAATACTATAAAGATCACTTCAATCATTTATTATATCTATAAATCAACCATTAACCCTTAGGACAAATCTTGTATTTGTTTTTATTTTCTAGTTAATAAATATGTACTACCAAACACATATAATATAAACAACAAACTATACTATTCAGCTGACGAACTAAAATCGTTCGATACTCTTTTTTTCAAAGGGTGTGGATCAAGTATTAGAGGGTTGTTAAGAAACATGCTATACCCGAAAATAGAAGATAACCCGTTTGTGGTTACTTCAAAGGTTTTAAAGGCCAAACTATTTCTTTCTGAAGAGTGGTCTAAATCGAACTTACCTTCTCTAAATTCAAATTGTGTATACAAGTATGACCCTTTACCACCTTTAATAGTACTTGAAGATTCTGAAAAATTTATGGATGATTTAGGTAATTTATACAATGTCGAAACGAGAGGAGAAAGAAGTTAAGATAAGGTATTTTTCAAGGCTAAAGATGTTGCTAGGGTATTTGATATGAAACACAACTTGGTTGCATTAAAGTACCCGGTAGCCTTATCTATAACCAGTTTAAAGTCTCCAAAGAGACCATAATAAAATGTATCTTTGATACACTCATAAGTACACTCTGTTAGCTCAAAGTTATCCATCTTTCTTTATCTATTAATTTTTTAGAAGAAAAAATTCATTTTATTTTTAACCCTTTCAAGGTCCTAATTTAAAGTAACCTTGATTTGAAGTGTTTAAGATATGAAAGGGTTTTTGCAGAAAATTGATTTATATCAGTATTAAAAATATATTTATAAAGAATGGAGTTTGAAAGCTTTAATTCGATATTATCTGAATCTGTTGGTTATAGAGCTATACATAGTCCAAAATATTATGATTCTACTTGTAT